CCAATTTGATGTTTCCGACGAAGATATTATAGCAAAGGAGATAATCCGGAATGCCCCCACCGTGGATGCCGTCCCTGTAGTCCGGTGCCGAGAATGCGAGAACTGGAAACCGTATGGGAGCAAGGCTGCCCGCAAGCTTGGCGACCCATTGGAACGGTATGGCGGGTGCGAGATTTGGCACGGAGGGCATTTAGAAAGCGATTTTTGCAGTTACGTGAAAATACGGGAGGTCGGAGAATGAGCAATGAACTCACCTACATGGACTGCTGGCACTTTATCGCCCCGCTGATTCCGGTGGACACGGACTACACAATGGATATTTACATCATGACGTTTAACGCCCTGAAAGAAGCGGAGAAAAAACGGATTGCCAAGAAGAAAGGGGGAGCAGAGAATGGCTGAAGTTATCGCGGCTGTGTTCGCTGTGATTGTGTTCCTGCTTTTCTGCGTGCTTATTGCCACGGGGCTGACATGGGGGATTCTTATAATTGTCAGGGCCGTCATCGAGCTGTGGCGGAAAATAAAGGAGTGAGAACCATGAGCAAGAAGCTGGATTATCTCACCCTGTGCTCCATAGCCGCCCAGAAGGCCGGGACGAGCTACGGGAAGTACATGGCAATGCACGGATACCACCCGCCAATTCAGGCCGATGCGGAGGACGTGGAAGCGCCACAGGGCATTTCCAAAATCTGCCCCCAGTGCGGGAAGGAATTCACGCAGGGGAAAATTAAGCAGAAAATCTATTGCAGCTTGGAGTGCCAGAAAGCCCACGCCCAGAGAGCCGCTCAAAGGAGATACCGTGACAGGAAAGCGGCGGCAGCGAATGATGCGGGGATATTGACAACAATTACTTGTCTTGTGGAGGGATAACATGGGGCGTGTCAAGAAAAACTTTTATAAGTCTGGGAAATGGAGGGGGTAAAATGGAAATCATATCGCCCGGAAAATGTGAAACGAGCGTTCTGGACTGTCCGTGGTGCGGGTGCAAATTCCGGTTCATCATCGGAGGCGAAACCTTCTACGCCAGATTCTATAATGGCAAACCGGCGACCAGCGGATACCCAAAAGGGGCAACAGTAGAGGAAAGGCTTTCTGTGAAATGCCCATGCTGTGGAAAGGTGTCTGCTGTTAATGAGAACGGCCTACCAGTTTGGGTTCAATATAAGAGATATATTTATATATAACATATATAAGTCTTATATCTTGTGTGTATTGTGTATATCTATACAGGGGTTTAATAAGATATGCAAGGAGGAACGGAATGAACTGGAAGTATGAGGCCATTGAAAAGCTAAAGGAGTACAGTGCAAAGAAACAGTCCCTGAAAAGCATTCCCGAAGAAATGGCG